TCTGGCATATAATTTAGATAAATTAAAAATGTTTTTAGAACATCATAGTCTACTTCATCAATTCTAAAGAACAATATCCGTGTTGCTGGTTCTGCACCAAATACATTATAAAGTAAGATCAAATGATTTAATATTAAACGTTCTTTAAGGGACTTTGTAATTTTGTAACGCCTGAAAAGCCTTTTTAGATATTTCGTGCGTTTTAAATCTCCCTCAAATTCACTCATGACATAATGTGGTGAATTATATGCCTTCATGGCATACATCATAAAATTATCTTCGGTCAAATCATCAATCATAATGATAAATGGGTGACTTACGCCACCCAAATATTAAATAATAACTGCGCCGTTGCCGGTCATACTTCCGGCTGCAACCAATGTTTCATATTGTGTACGATTAGCACGACCACCCATTGTTACAGTGAATGCGGCATTTCCAGAAGTAGGAACTGCTGTAGGTGTAGTGAGGTATAAACCGCCAGTGTTAATAGTGATATCTCGAATCGAACCATTGGTATTTACGGCTACTGTTGCAGTGGCTACAGTGGCACCTGTACCACCACCAGAGAACGTTACGGAACTGTTTGTTCCAAAAGCACCTGCGTTTGCGCTGATAGAAATAACAGGTCCCATACCGGCAGTTCTTTGAACCCAACCAGCATGTGCCATCTTTGTTGCGGCAGGTGTTACTTGTGTGTTCGATGCTTCTTGTGTATCGACACCGTAAACACCAACTGCCTCAGAAAATGCTTGTGCTACGTTAGCGTTAGCAAAAATTACGTTAGCATTTGCACGTGTTGGTGCTAAGTTTAAAGCGGTGCCTGCATAAATTGGTACGCCGGTGTTTGCATCGGTCATTGTCCAGAAAGCTGTTGACATTTTTAATTTCTCCTTGAAAGAATTCTATTTACTATTTATTGTTTCTGTGAATTGGGTCTGGTCTTAAGAACAGGCTCGATTTCAACGGTGTCACGTGGCTTTCCTGTCATAGTAGTGCCACCCTGTAATGTAATTTTGGCTGTGGGTAATTTACCACCCTTATCAGTTTTTTCCCAATCATACATGCTTTCATTTTTACCCTTCTTTTTATAGATGGATTTAATGATACGTGCTGATTTCATGTTCTTTTTACGGTGTTCGGATTCCATTGCTTTTACTGAGTTTGTAGCTGACATTGGAGAATCTTCGATGCCACCGATACCCTCTTGCACAACATCTTCTTTGACAGACTTCCAACCACCACCTTTTGACTTATACCATTTCGATGCCCAACCGTTTGCATATGCGGAAGGATAAACATCAAACTTGGAACGTGCCAGAGATTTTGCTCTCGACCAAAGTGAAGGATTTGTTGGCTTATTCTTTTCATCGATTTGCTCAACTTCTTCGTTTTTAGGTACACAATCGGGTACCATTTTTCCACCCTTCATTTTCATTCCAACTTTTTTGTGAGTGTCCCAACATGCTTCATCAACTTCTTCTTCACTGAGTTTACCTTTACCGTAATTCGAAACATTGACGGGTTTACCGCCCTTGCCTGCTCTGTCTGCAACTGGATCATGTCTTCTCTTTGTTGCAACAGCGGCCGCACGTTCACTCTTACTGAGTTCAGAGCGTTTTTCTTTTGACATGCATTTTGGTTTTGGTTCACCTGGTTCTCTGGCGCACGGACCTGCTACCTCACCTTTTGAATTGATTCTTTTCCAATCACCTTCTGGATCAGTCTTGCTGAACCACTTACGCAAGTCTTCACGTGTGATGTGACTATCAAGTTCTCCATTGTCGTTTTGATTTTTCAGTTCGTTGATTTTTTTAGCATCATTATCAAACTGTTTTCTAGTAGCTTTCATTATACCAGAAAAGCGTTTGTTACCTTTTGCAACATCACCAGCTTTATCAGCGGCAGATGCTTGAGCACCAGCGGCTTTCTTGTAACGACCAAGAAGGTCGGAAGAAAGTTCCTCGATATGTTCAACTTCTTCTGAATGGTATTGTTTTTGAATCTGTTTACCATATGCGCTGATATCCAACTTCTTAGGAGTTTTATCGGCATACGTACCCAAACGTTTATCCGCATCGGCACGATTGATACCCTTAGAACGCTTGTCGGCTGTTGCATGATATTCTTTACTGCTAATCTCACCCGCTTGGCGGGACACCGCATTTGCACCGAGTGATTTGTGTGCGGCAGTTTTGTAACTTTTGAGTGTAGTTGATTTCAATTCATCAATACGTTCAATTTCTTCTTTGATTGCAACAATTTTATTGTACATGTCCATAGACAATGCACCTTCACCACGCATATTGATTAGATTCTCCACAACTTTGTGAAGATCCATATCGGTCTTTGCATCTTCACGTGCATACTCCAGAACACGAATTAGCAATGGAATGTCCATTGTTACGGTATCTTTTTCATCAACCGCTTCTTTAACTTGTTTCTTTTCTTCATTCCAATCATCACCACGTTCACCCATACCCGAGGTTTCTTTCATGTGACGCATCTTGAAAATTCTGAATTCTGAAGAACGTGCGTATGCTTTCTTTTGATTTCCATCCATGGTCAAAGGATTCAAACCCTTTGACTTAATGAAAGACATTAGAAGACCTGTACCAGCTTCATCTAGTTGTTCAGTTTCTTCTGTTTTTAGGTTCTGTTTTTCACGGTCAAAAGTATGACCAGTTTTGTAACGCTTGAATGCATTTGAACGTGCATATGAAGAACGCTGTGCGAAAGACATAAACTCTGGATTGAATCCAAGTGAACGGATGTACTTCATCAAAAGGCCGTCCTCATTTAGGGCTTCCTCTTTGACAGGTTGTGCATACTTTGCGGACCAAGGCTCCATTGGATCCTCATATGGTGAATCACCAAGTTTGCCCATAACAGACTCTTTCTTGGCCTTCACCATATCCTTGACTAATTTACCAGCTTTGCTCATTGCTTAGTCCTTTTTAGCGGCCTTTGTCGCTGTTGCATACATCACAGACTTAGCATCTTTGCCATAACGCTCTTTGAAGCCTGCTAGAGATTTTTTCATACCCTTAACGATACGTTCTTTTTCAGCAGTCTCTCCTTTGGACAGAGTGCGTTCGTCCATTTGCTCCACTTCTTCTTTGTTTAGACGAGCAACAGCACGATGCATTCCTTGATTTCTAACTTTCATCTTATGTTTAAATGGCGCTCTAGCTGCGGTCACTGCATCAGCGGCTGTCTTTAAACCTGCTTGTACTGCATCATGTTTACGTAAAGGATTTTTATTTCTACCTTTTAATGGGTCAAAACCTCCCGCACCAGAGTTGGTTTTTGCCATTGCTGTTCTTAAAGCAGAATGTACACCCGTGAAGTTTTGGTCATGCTGAAAGTTTTTAGAAAAATCTTTATTAGCAGCATCCGAGTAACGCTTAAGAGTGTTTTTGCTCAGTTCATCTAATTGTTCATATTCTTCAGTTTGCATAAAGTTTTCGATATCTTCCGCAGTAAATTCAAATTCATCAACTTGCTCAATTTCTTCCTTAACGTTACCTGCAACGTCTATCATCACTTTCTTTGGAGCAAATGGATTAGAAGTTTTACCTTTAACACGGCCAGATAATGTGTCTGTCGTTACTTTATCAGGATCAATTTCTTCTTTTTTCACTGGTTCATCATCTTTAACAGGTTTCCTGCTATAAACAGTTCCTGTGGAGATTTTTTTAGAATCAAATCCAGCTTTTTCACCCGGTTTGGTAGGAATCTGACTCTTGTAATTTTTATAGTCGAAAGGATTGTTCGCTTCTTCTACACTTTCTTCTTTCATTGGCTTCTTTTCACCACGAAGAATTTTGAAGTCGTGAGCATCGATCTTATTATTTTTATTTTTATCAATCTTGTGTTGATTACCCTTTAGTGCTTCCATCTTAGCCTTATAATCGGCTTCGTTGATACCTTTGATGAGGTCCGCAACAACATCGGTTTGGGTGAATACGTTTTTGTTGAACATTTGTGTCTCCGTTAAATTAGCAGTTCCATTTGCGTAGTGATAGTGCTTTTCTGGTTGGTCTACCCTTTTCATCCTTCATAGGACCTGGCATTCCACCCATTCTAGCACAGAATGATTTTCTTCTATTGGCAGCTTTGCTTCCGGGTTTTAATTTGGAAGGTGGCGTAGTTACAGCCATCGATAATTTCGAACCCGGATTCTCTCTACGATAAGAAGCAATACCCTTCTGGTTCAAACCACCTTCTGGGTTTTTACCTTCTTTGCGTTTCCATGCGGCAGATTCTTCTAGAAATTTTTTAAAACTTATCATTTCTTTTTCTTCTTTGTTGGAGGATTAACGGGTATCTTATTCAGAGTATCCATTGGTTCTTTATTCGATGGACCATGATAGCCACCGGTGACTCCCATTTCTGTGCTAGGAGAATCAATCGATTCTTTTCTAAACTTATTGAAAGATTTGCGTGTCACCTCTGCGGTACTATCATATTTATGTTCAGTCTGTTCTCTATATGTCACTTGACCAAGACCAGCCATCGGATAAACTGTACCGGAACCACGTGTATCATACTCAGGAGTTACACCAGAAGTTTTGATTACTTTCCCGCTTTCGGCGTTTGAGGTTTTCTGCCTCTTGGATTTTTGTTTGTCGTTGTCTTGTTGGAAACGGGTTTCTCTTTCTGGACCTTTGGTGGTGATGGTTGGGCTACTGCTTTCGTAGGTTCTGAAGGTGTAGCTAGAGTTTGAGGTAATTCCTCCGTCTTTAATGTCGTCTGGCTTACCTTGTCTTCTGACAAGTTCGCAACTTGGACAGATGTTGTCGGCAAGTTTGTATCGTTTGTAAGAACCGCTTTTTTGGTCGGACCGTCCAGAGGATGTGGCTTTGTCTCCACAGGTGCAACTTGGCTCTTCGGCAAGAACAGCTTTGCTATTTGTTTTAGTTTCTGAAACATATTTTTTGTATCCCTTTTCTAATGTAGGTTTTGTTATAAAGTTTTCGAACATCTTATTGATGTTGTGTTTTTTGTGCCTTGTCATCCAAGATTCGGCTATCTCATTCTCAACGGGGGTATCAAAGAACCAGTTAGTCATTTCATATATGATAGAAATGTCTTCTTCTTTCTCTGACGTTTCAATTTCATTCGCTTCATTCAGGTCAATAGAGTTGTCAAACTCCAAATACTTCCTGAATTCCTGATTGAATTTCTCTGCAACAAGTTGTGTTACTTCCCATCTTTCTTGGCGAACAGATTCAGCCATCATTCTTTCATGGCCCTCGTTACGCTTTCTAGATGATTCATTTGAAGTGTTAACAAAAACCATCATAGTTTCGTAACCAAGTTCTTCGAGTTCTTCACGTATGGCAATAATATTATACTGTTCGTTTGTTGTGCCTGTAATAATCAGAGGCTGGCGCTGACGGATTGCTTCACGGCGGGTGTCACGTGAAAACTCATATAGTTTATGTTTGTCGTTCAGAATTGATATTGCTGTCGTTGAAGTAATTTCAACTGCATTTTGTTCAGCAATAGCTTCACGTATAACAATATCTTTACCTGAACCTGGACCACCAGATATGAAAATGGCTTTGAACATTCCATGATTCACACTTTCATGTATACCCATACCTTTGCGAACATCACGGAATAATTCTTTGGCGTGTTTCTCTTGCACGTGTGGTGGAATACCCTGACGGAAAGAAGCAAAATCACCACTGTTTGCATGTTCACGCATTTTCGATGCTGACATACCTTCTGCACCCTCGGCATCTGGGTCACGGTGACCGGCAGACTTTACCTCAATCTTTTTGAAGTTGTATAGTTTACCGGGATCTTCACCATTGTATTGGTGAAGTTTCTTTTCATATTCTGGAATACGGTCTGAGCCTGCAACCATTACTAAATGGTCATGCCCCATAGCATGTAGTCGTGCCGCATGTTGCAAGAACGTTGGCATTTCTTTGCTGGAAGATTCGATGTTAGCACCAGGAAAGAAACGTTTTGCGTGTAACAATTTACGTTTAACATCTAATGGATTCTTCTTAGCATCCACAGAATGTGAAATGATAACATGGTGGGGTGCATTATAATCGTGTGCAATTTCTTGAACACGGTTGACCAACTTTTCGTGACCAATAGTTGGTGGATTCATACGTCCAAAAGCCATAACAACAGGCTTGTTTGTTTGCATGTCTTCTTCTATTTTTTGTAAAAACTTTTTCATATGTTTCTGATTCCTGCAAAGTTTCTGCGGGAAAATTCTGCACGATTAACAAATTTATCTGATTCTTTTCCGTGGTGGAAGACGTAACCTTCTGGATTTGCCGCTTCACCACCATGTTCATGTTGGAACTCCTGATGTTGATTCATCACATTAATGAGCACGTTTTTTGCTTTCTGCAAATGCTGGTGCATTTTGAACAAATTATTGTAGTGTTTTCGGTTTCGGTCAACTTTACCCAACTCATCTTTCAGTTCAGATTGTTTACCGGTTCGGTTCTTTTCAACTTTCAGCTTGTCGATTTCTTTGTTTTTCTTAGTTTCTAGCCATTTAGAAAAGTTCTGATGGTTTGGCGACTCACCTGTACGAACAGTGTGGTTCATATAAGTTTCTAAGTGGCCACCAACACCATGATGTGTTGATGTTCCTGCGTACATGTCATCACCATGTGTGTCATGTACAGCTTGTGCGCCTGCAATATGTTTATTGAATTCTGCTCTGTCTTTAGGACCAAAATGAACCTTGGATGTATCCATCCTAGGATCAACCGAGAATACATCGGAGTGTGGTTTGAAGTTTTCATGGTCAACTTCATGTGAAGCACTCAAACTTCCGGAATCTTTACCTGAATATGAGAGGTGTGTGACGACACCAATTTTAGCCTTCTTAACAGCAGTTTCATGTGTGCCATGTGCTGTATATGTTAATCCTGATGGGTTTGGGTGAAAAGATGTTCCACCACCTTTTGCGGATGTTTTATCTTCGTGTGAGAACATCATATCACCCTGATATACACCCTTTTCTGGTGCAACTTTAGGTAAATGCTTTAGTGCATCTCCCAATTTCTTCACTAAACCGGGTGCGTGTCCGTGGTTCTTCTCGATATCAGCAGGTGTGTAATTAATCTTTGGTGTTTTGTTGAATGCAGATTTTGATGCTACAAAAAACTTACCAGTCTCTGGGTGATGACCATACACAATAGCGGGAGAACCATCATATTTCGTTGTCAATTCTGAGGATTTTTTACCCTGCTGTATATGTGATGCGGCAGCCGTAAGTGAAGCAATAGCATGTTTAGCTCCCTTCTCTCCGTTCTGGAGTGGGCGGTCTTCCACGTGCGTGAGATGTTTAATCTGGCGGCTGGCCCCTTCTTCAGGGTCTTCTTGTTCTGTTAAAAATTTGGAAAAAGATAGCATTAAATCCTCGGTGTAGTACGCTGTGACTATGTATTATTTAGTAACCCCAAATCTTAATATCTACCCATTTATCCATATCTTCTCTAATCAAGGAATGCTTTCCAATGTTAAATTTACCATCCGTAAAAGGGTGGTCAATATCAATACGTTCAACTGGTATAGAATTTCTTAGTAGTTGCTCATGTAGCATTTCGTGGCCACAAAGAGGAACACCGAGGCGCCTCAAATTTAAATATGTTGAAGCGTAAACATTCATTGTGTCTGGATCAGCAATGGCAAATTGGTCATTCAATAATGGATTAGGTCCATCAGTGTCTTTCGATATATACACTTTGCCTTTTTCCAGAGAAGAAAAGTCTATGACTTTATTGAGTGCTAGGTCAAACCTACTTCGTATAACAAAGTCATATTTTACATCATTTAAAACTTGATGGCGAATTCTCAGGTCGTTTGCTTTATAAATTGAATAAAACATTGACGTACAGAAATTAGCTGGATGTGAAGCATTCGGAACAAACATGTCGGAGTTTGTTGTTGCCGGTAATGGCATATCGTATGCCAGATATATTGGATCGTAGATGAAATTTATATCTTCATACATTTTCATCTGGATTATACCACCCTGTGGTTTCCATGTATGGCAGAAAACATCTACATTGTAAATATCTAAAAGATTTCTCTTAATGTAGTTTTTTGCTTGAAATAAACTTCTAGCTTGTCCCGACAGACACAGTGCTAGTTTCAGAGATGAATTTTTCGACATAATCAGTACAGACTCCAATAAGGTTTCGACCCTTTATATATTCCCAATAGGAAGGACACCTTTCAGGCATGACCGCAACTGATTTGCTTGTTAATTTTTTTCCGGGATATGTCCAAATAACATCATTTGATGTTAGTGTGAAATCATCTTCTTGGTGCCAAAAATAAACATATTTAAACGGTCTAGTGATTAATTCATGAAGTGCATCTAAGTTTTTGCAATGTAACCAGAGGCCTTGTTTGCCGATGAATTCTTCTTTGACCATATATTGTGGCTCATCATGCCCCAGCCACCACTGGTCTTTTATCCACCAAACATCAATCTCACAGTCATATCCTTTTTCTAATGCCAATAGGATTTGACTCGGGTGATTTTCTTTTTGTTTATTCGGACCCTGAAAGAGTCCACGATGTGCAATCATTTTCATTGATATAGACTCTTATGTTTGTATTCACCAAGTGGTGTGTGCATAATTGTTTTGTTAATCATAAATTCTTCCCATGGTAATCCAAGCCTACGAATGAATTGTTCAGAGATAACATGTGGACACAAAAGACCGGTTTCATTATAAACTTGTGGTAAGAAATGCAACACTTTTGAAAATAGACACATTGAGAAGAAATTACCAACTTGAATCATGTCAGATGTTCCCTGACCCATATGGTTTCTATAACCAAGTGTGTAGAATTTCTGTGGATTGAACTCCGGCAAAGGTTCATTGAATGTTAAATCTGGACGCATACGAATGACTAAATCATATTGCTTACCAGTTTTAAACATATGGTCTTCAAGCATTAACATACCTGAGCCTAGTTTGTACAACATGGAAACAATGTTCTTGGGTACATGATAAAAGTTTTTATAAAACTCAGCACGTTTAGCAAAGTCTTCTTTGTGGTCTTCATAATCTTCAACAACAAAATCGATGGGTTTGTATGTTTGAATGATTGCTTCATTATCAATCATTGGTGCATCATCAACAATACCAGCTTCGCTATGTGGGTCCCAATATGCTTCATCACCCCAAGTGTGTATGAAAACATCAGGATTATATCTGTCAACAATATGTTCTTTAAAATTGGGATAAACTTGTTCCCAACAACGCATGTGTCCTGTTAATACTACTGCTACGTTCATGTTTTCCTCACAAAATATAAGTTTTCTTCATTTACTTGTGACGTAACTTTATCAATCACAAATCCATTTTGTTCCAAAAAGTCAAGTGCTTCTTGTTTCGTATGTTGACCTTTGTATAGTCTAAGTTTATCCTCCTGTGGAACTTCAACAACACCAGATTGCACCATCGATATTTTTTCACCGAGACCTTTGAGTACGGCTAGGTCTGAACCTTGTGCATCAATGTGCAGGTGGTCAATCTGTGTAATTTCAGGTGCAAAGATTGTCAACCAAGTATCAAGACGATATACGGCCACCTTTTTGGATTCACGTACAACAAAGTCTGTGCGACCCGGCCATGTTTCGGATAAATTATCGGAAAAATCATTTAGTGAGGCTGAACCCGTGTCACCTTGTACCATATAAAAATCTGCTTCTCCGTCAAAATCGGAGATAGCATGTTCATAAACATGATAACGATCTTTCATACCTCTTGCTTCTGCGGCAATTCGTAGAAGTCTTGCAAGTTCAGGCGTGGGTTCAAACGCATAACAAATAACATCTGGGTTATGTTGTGTTATGTTCAACGAATCTTGCCCATGGTGAGCACCAACATCAAATAAAATCATTTTATCAACCTTTCAATTTAAATAATTGTCCCAAGTTGTGATTACCTTCCGATACTGGACATTGAATTTTCAATATAGAATTCATTTTCTCGAAGCAGAAATCTTGAATTTTTTTGGTCCATAATGCATCAACACAATCGTGAAATAACCAAAACGTATTTTCATTTGTGTAAGGCAAGATGCAAGAAATGTCTTTAAATAATTGGTCTTCTGTGTGACCACCATCAATGAAAACAAAATCAATTGCTGTGTTGAAATTTCGTTCAATTATTGTTGGAACATCATCTGGTGACCAGCCAACTTCAGCTATCAATTCATTTTGCAAATCAAATTTGTCACGAAGATACATTATATTTCTATAGCCATCCGAATCGTGAACGACCTTTTTTGACTTGTATGTAAAGTGGTTGAAATATTCTTCCACATAAGCATCAATGGTGACCAATTTTCCACCGGTTTTCTTCATGGCCATTGCGGCAGATAAAGCACTAATTCCAAATCCAGTACAAAGATCAATACCATTCTTCAGATTGTTATCAACAATAATCGAATGTAGAAAGTCATATTCTTTCTGTGTAATACTCCAGGGAAAATCGTGTGCTTTTTGCTTCAATGAACTTGGATAGCTACTAACAACCTCGAAAGGAAAGGGTGCATCTTTTAAATTTAATAGCTCTTTAAACATTTTATTCCTTATGATTGTCTAAGAAGTAATTAAGGTCTTCAGGTGTACCGATGCCCCACATCTTTTCGATATTCTTAACACGGACTTTTTTACCATCACCAACAGCTTCATTGAACACTGGACATGTATAAAATTCACCATTAGTTCGAATGTTTTTATCAATCATTTGTTCAGCGTACTTAACGTAGTCAGAACCGTGACGCCAGTAGTAAATACCAACAGTTGCTTCATCAGAAATTACTTTCTTCTCAGCAACTTCGGACACAAAACCATCTTCATTCAATTTTGCGTATGACCATTTTGGATGTGTTGCTTTGAATGTGAGAATACCACCATCGATAGAATCGGCTGAGAATGCGTACATGCATTCGTTAGAGTTCCACTCAACGAATTGGTCTGAGTTTGCCATAACAAGAGGTGCATCATTGTCGATATATTCTTTCGCCAATAATGTGGTGCAAGCGGCACCTTCCGTGATACCATCGACTTGCACAATCTTGCATCCAGGTGCAATCAGATTCAACAGATATTTTAGATTGTAGGTTTCGTAGTGTTCTCTCTGAACCAAGAAAATATAGTTTGCTTCGATGTTCAGGTTTTCAACCACGACTTGAATCATGGGTTTGCCACGAACTTCGATCAACGGTTTAGGAAAAGTGTAACCAGCCTGTGCAAAACGTGAGCCTGCGCCAGCCATTGGAATCAAAACGTTCAATTTCTTGTCTCTCCATGGTAGAGACTTTTTGCTTGTACCTTCAATTGTGTTCATAAGGTCATAAATCCTTTGCATCATATATTCAGAGTTAACTTCTTTCGCATTTTCGACCGCAAGGAGGTGTGCTCCAGAGTCCAATGCGCCTTGGCGTCCAATGTGACTATCTTCTACAATAATTGTATTTTTAGGAAGTGCATCCAGTGCAGTCATGCATTTCCAGTACATTTCCGGATATGGCTTCGTGCGAGATACATCCTCATTACTGACATAGTAGTCAACTTCGTCCATTACACCAATACTTAGTAGAGATAATTTTACAGTTTCTCGTATAGAGTTTGATGCAACAGCAATTTTGTAACCACGTGCTTTAATCTTACGAAAGATAGTCTGCAACAAGTATTCTTTACAGAAGCCACGAACAAGATTAAATGTTGCATCTTGTTTATCTTTCCATACTTGGTCGTATACTGATATAGGTAGACCTTTTTGTGCGGTCAACATCTTGAGTTTTTTAGTCGTATTCAGACCATCGTATTTACTCAGATGTTCCTCACGTGTGATCACAAATCCTTCACCGACTTTCCTTAGTGCATCGTTGAGGGCGTCATAATGAAGTTCACGTGAATCAATCAAAACTCCATCAAGGTCAAAAATAACTAATTTACTCATGTTTATTAAACTTTCTTAAAATGGAACGAACGTCTTCAATAGGTGCATCAAGCGGCATCTTATGAAGTTCATACATATCGGGATTTTTAAAATACGCCATTAGCAACAGACCTTGGTCATCATCAACAAGACCAATGCTCATCAAATAGTCGAGTGCTTCTTTCATATCAACAGACAAAACTTGCCATTGTTCTTTTTGTGCAACGAATACACCGCCGATGATGAACACCACATTATTCTGTACAGCCTGAGAAACTTGTTGTTTTGCTTGTCTAGATTCTGGATCACGATAATTAAAATAATGCATCAAGCCTGGAGTGAAATCATATTCCCATGTTTTGTTTGTAGGAATATGTTCATCATCACGGCAATAACCAAAGTCAACCCATGCGGCAAACTCATTTGTGATTAGACCACGTTCAAATGCATCCGAAACATAGAATGCTTTGAGTGATGTAACACCAACATAGTCTTTCGACCAATATTCTGGATTACGAACCTGATAGGGATTAATTTTTTTGACAAACTCAGGTGATGTTTGAATTGCTTCAATCTTATCACGGAGTTCTTTGTGAATATTGAAGTAGTCATATTCAACTACTTTAATATTTGGAGAAATTGCGGCTAAACGTGGCGCAATGTCAGGTGAAGTATATACAATGATTTCAGTATCAATCTCACACATACGTGTGAAGTGGTCAATGTATTTGTCAACTGAACGTTGAAGATAGTGTGGAAGTGGTCCACCATTTTTCTCTTTGCTTGTTGACCAATCACCTCGGCCGATATCATAGAATGCAGTAACGATGCTAATTTTGCTCATTTCAAAGTCCCATATTTATTAAATTATGTAGTTTAAGTATTATACACGAAGTATTTAGGCGATGTGCCAGTATTGGTGTCCGAAGTAATAGAAAATTGGAATTTTTTCATATAATATTCCATCCATTCCGGAACACGATCATATTGATGTACGATAACGAAGTCTTTACCTTCTGCATTGTAAACAACACCATCTTTCATGTATGGCCTTTCTTCTAAAAGAAACGGACCGAAATCATTAAGTTGGTCTGGTTTATTTGTAACGTGTGCGTTAATTGCCCATGCATCACTCAATTTCATAAATACTGTTTCACTATCCCATGGCAAATATGAAAGCAACATGTTGTATGCGGCTTGATCCGCCACCCAATCTGGACGATTGCTCGACATTTGATATAAAGCAAAACACAATGATTTAATGTGTAAGGATGTGCCTGCTAAAATACCAACATTATAGACTTCATTCTCGCACACATCTTTATAAAAATATTCACCAAAATTCTTAATGATGTTATTTCGGTTCCAAGATTCATCTTTAATTTTAATAGCCTCAGATTGTGCAATAATTCCAAAATCTCTACTACCAAAAATCTTTTGCATGTATTCAGATGGATTCTTTTGAAAAATTACATCACGAACATCTGTAGTGATAACATATCGATAGTCAGAATTCTGTTTGAGATAATCATAGATGTATAAGAACCTCAACATGTGAATCATCATCTTATGTTCATTCTTTACTCGAACAACTGTGACACCAGCATCCTGAATTTGCTTTATTGTAATTTCGTCTGAATCAACAGCAACTAAAACTACATCACCATCAAAGCCGGATTCCTTTATTGATAGAATCCAGGGCTTTAATATTTCATATTTGTAATTAGTGTATACACCAATGATTAAGTCTTTTTCCGCCATGGGTATTCTCCATTCATTCTTTGTTTCATCGCTTCATTTCCTTTCATAAAGAAAACATCTTGTACCGAATCTGCTCGACTGGCTACTCTGTAGTTTACAGTATACTCACCATTCGTGTCAAATTTTGGTAAATTTTGCATCATAAATGGAGATAAAATTCTATCAACTTCTGGTTGCTCCTGTGGGTGCCTTGCACGGCGATACCAGTAAGGAGAGAAATGAATTGCCGCCATCTTCGGAATCATAAAGCAATTCACATCAATAAAATTGTCATCCAATATAGATTCCCATTTACCAAGAGATTCACAATCATCGTTACATATGTATGTGCCTTCCTGAGATACAATTTTCCTCAGAGAATATGCCCAATCGTTTCCTTGTTGAATAACGTCAACAAGCGATTCGATATGATTGTCTTCATACCAATTGTCCTGGTCAAGGAAACAAATATACTCACCGTTAGCAATATAAGACATTGCACCATAAATTCGGTGTCCGTTATATTGACTGTGACCTGTATTGTAAGGCAATTGAATCAGTAGGGCCTGTGAGCCTTCTAACATACCTTGTGTAGCTTTAGAATATTGTGGACCATCGGCTACCACAATATGTTCTATATTCGAATAAGTCTGATTGTTTACAGATTTCAATACATTATATAATTGATGACTACCTGTTGTTGGGGTAATCACCGTCACCAGTGGTTTCATAATTTAACTCCTTGTTACTTTCAATATCTTTTGTATTTGTGCTTCAATTACAGGCCCACGATTTGGCCACTTAATGATTGGTTGATCCGCAGTTTTGAGTAGTTTCATCAAAAAAGGAATAATAAGTTTTTCAGCTTCGGCTAGTCTAGCCTTATATTGTTCTACAGTATCTTGTTTTTGTGAAATGAGAGAATTATATTCTTCTTCATCGGTAGCGGTGAAGCCGAAATCAAAATCATCGTCATACTCACTGAGTATTTTTTGTGTGTCTTTGTCTAGTGGCATATTTCTATATTATTTTAAATCTATTCGAAATGCAAGCCCTGTAATTCCGGACCTAGATTTTCCTCGAATATCAAACTTTACTTTATTTTTTATTGAATCCACGTATCGACCATCTATTTCATAAAATCCCTTTGGACTTAATATACTATCCGCTACTGCTCCAGGATATTTTTTTAATGACAGTTCACCTGTCATAGATTCATATAATAATGCTGTAGTGAAATCTACATCATCATCAATAAACTTTAGTAATGATTCCATTAGCCGTGCCTTATTATTTGCTAACCAGTATTCGTAGTTCTTATCTTTAATGATTTTACCTTCTTTAATAAATTCGGAAATTACCTTTGGAGAGGCCTCTTGTTTAATTCTAGGTAAATTACTTTCTGACAATAATCGGGTAGGCATTGTTCTCAATTCTGTTATAATTGATTCCAACACTTTACTTTTTGTTCGATTAGGAATATGCTTGGCTGCGGCTTCAAAAAGTTCAGCAGTAGATGCTCCCTGACCTGAGGCCAATTGAACTGGACCGGCCATCTTAATAGAAGTTGTGTGCAATTTATTACCTATCTTAAAAACAACATCAGTCTTTGGTTCAGGATTAGCTGAGATAGATCCAAGCGGACTTGTTCTGTCATCCGAGTGCCAAGCCTCAACAGTATTTCTTCCTGCAAAAGTCATAACATGAGATACACATTGGTCAGCCTGCTTTAAGATTTTGTCAGAATAATTTCTACTAAACTTGGTTATTTTGTTATTCCTAATTTGTATCTTTTCTACAATACAAAATTCCAAATCTACACCTTCTGATGCGGCCATAATACACTCCCTCAAAAGGAAGTATTTATACTTTAAATCCTCCGAAATCTTTCTTCTTGAAGTTGCCATTCTGTTGAGGTTTTGCAACTGGATTGTGTCCAGCATCAGCTAGACCAGATTGTGCATCCTGTTCCACATCATACAGTTTCATCTTAGACCTGTCAACACCGAGAACGAATCTTTTGAATTTTGATGGATCAGAATATCTATTCTTCAACTGTTTCACCATAATCTGACCGAGTGCTTCAAGTTCTTCTGAAGAAATGAGAGCAAACATCAAGTCTGCGGTTGCTGGCAAACCAAAACTTTCACTTGTATCTTCGAGTCCGGGGTCGGATGAAGTAAAACCGGACCGTGTTGTTTGTGTAGCAGATACAATTGGGACTCCGAATTCAACGGCAAGTCCTCGCAATTCTTCTGCAATGGATTTAACATAAGTGTAGGAGTTGATGTTTGCACCTGCCTTAATCCTAGATGAACAACAAATATTAAGATAATCAATGAAGATAATATCAGGTACAAAAGATTTTTTAAGGTTAAGTTCATTTAACAAGGTTCTAAAATGTGTTGCTGAAGCAGATGCTGTTGGATATTCTTTAATAATTAATTTACCTGTGGTCATCTCTTTGACACGCTTAACCTTTTTATCGTACAGGTCTTTAGGAAGTTGAATCAAATCATCAATAGAAACGTTCAGTAAGTTTGCATCAATACGTTCTGCAATCTTTTCTTCTGCCATTTCCATTGTGATATACAATACGTTCTTACCTTGTGACATAGCACCAGCGGCGACATGACACATAAAAAGAGATTTACCGACACCAGTGCCAGCCAAGGCGATATTAAGGGTTTTCTTAGGTAGACCACCCTTCGTGATTTTGTTGAAGTAGTCAAGGTCGAACGGAATTCGTTCTTCTGTTCTGTGGTAGAATTCATAACGACCATCGGAATCTTCCAAATAATCGTGACCAACCGAGTTATCGAAACTTACTGCAAGTGCATCGGATAGAATTTTAGGAATTACACCTTTGTCATTGGTCTTATCTTTACCATCAAGTATGGAAATGGAATTTAAGACTGCATTATAAATGGCTTTTTCCTGGCAGAACTTTTCAGTTTTGTCGATGAGCCAACTGTTATCAGTTTTTTGTTCCGTCTTTGAAGATTGTTCAATTTCTTGTAGATAAGTTTCGCACTTCTCCACTTCTTCATTTGTGAGATTACGCCTCTCTTTGATGGCCAATGTAATCGCTTCAACTGATGGTGTACTATTGTAAGCATTTGTAAACGATAAGATTTCGTCATAAATTACCTTTTCACTTCTATCTGTGAAATATTCATCTTTGAGGAAGGGCAAAGCCTTCCGCAAATAGTCTTCATTTTGTATCAGGTTCCTCAGAATAGTCTGTTCCAACTTCATCAATAATTCCTTTATCTATATTCTGTGACATGATACTAACCAAAATATCACCAATGTGATTCTTGAAATTCATGTCAGTTTCAAGTTCTTCTTTTTGTAACGGAGACTCTAATACATTATACATGAATTGAAGATAGATGGCACCATCTTTCTCCTCCTCAAATTTCACTTTACCATATTGATAAACGGTATCAATGTATTTTCCCGACAGCAGTTTGATGCCGACTGTAGTTTCTTCCGATTCGGGAATTACATAGTTAAAATCAACACCTTCTTTATACTGGTTCATCTTCTACCTCAATTTCTTTTTGAATGATTTCTCCTGCCGCAACACGGTATTTGTTCTCAATGAACTGTTGGAAGGATTGTGTTTTTAGAATTGGTGCCCAAAAGTCTTTAGTGTCCGTATCTTTGATACGATACTTCTTTTCTTCTACTTCGCCGGTGGATACATCCACTTTGCTATACCACCCGTTTGAGGGTTTGATGACATGTCCGGATTCCAGCGCAATATCAAGTAAGCCTGACCAACGGCTAATGCCACCGTCAAAAGATACAGACACAGGGATTTTAGATTTTTCTTTAACATATCTACTCTTTTCTACGTTAATAATAAAATTATAACCGACAACCTCAGTGCCTTCTTTTTCTTGCTGACGACCAATGATAAAGATGTTATCGGCAGAATAGTAAGAACCTGTGCCACCACCAACAATATCCTTTGGATACAAACCAAGTTCTTTGTATGTGTGATTCACAACAACCATCGGAATATCTTTGAGCGACAAGTGTGGAGTTACCATACGGAACAAAGACTTCACTTGTTTTGCACGTGACATATCAGCAACAGATTTACCTTCAAGTGCATCGTCAACTTCTTTCTTTGATGCAAGATTACCAATTGAATCAATGATGATAATCAGTTTGTCTGTTCTCTCAAGATTGGTTAACTGTTGCATGATATCAAACTTCAATTGTTCAATGTCAGTAAGTGGTGTATGGAGAACACGATTGGTGTCAATACCAAAACTATCAAAATAACTCTGCGGAGTACCAAATTCAGAATCATAAAAAAGAAGTGCGGCATCGGGGTATTTGTCCAAGTAAGATTTGGCCATCAATAGTGAGAATGCAGTCTTAAAGTGTTTTGATGGGCCGGCCCACATTGTAAGACCTGGTGTTAAACCACCATCCAATTTACCAGACAACGCAACGTTGACAATCGGTACGGATGTGGAAATCATATCTTTGTCTAAAAAGAATTTTGATTTTGCCAGAATGGCTGAGTCTTTGATAGAACTGTTCTTTTTAATTTTGTCCAAAATGCTCATAATTTTTCCTTTAATCGAATAGTGAGTTTGTTCGTTCCGTTGTCCAGTCCATACAATCAAGAATGACTTTGATTGGCTCTAGAAATGTTTTGTCGAATTGCATGTTGTAGTCGATGCAATCTTGAAGACCAAATTCGGGAGGTAATCTTCCTGGAAATGATACTACATTTTCTTTAAATATGTTTGGTGTTTTTAGATAAGTGAATTTAATCTTCTCACCTTCTTGAATCAACGGATACTTCTTAGATAGGCCTTTTTCTTCAAGGTACTTATTATATAGCAATGCACCTCTCACGTGGATTGGTGTACCTTTTGAATATATGGTAGTCTTGTTTCCGTACTCTTTCAGACCATTGATGCCACGTGGAAAAGAAATATCTTCTACATTCAGCTTCTTGAATTCAGTTCGGAAAGTATCGATGAATATGTGCATGTCAGCTTCGGTACCCTTCATCATAATCTGAAGTGCTTGTTTCATCTTCTCACGCACGGGTGTGGGAGTGGAAGACTTAATCATTTCAAGACCCATGACCTTCATGTCTGGTTCGGTATACTGAACACCTTCATTGTTATACACGTGCATGATGTAACGTTTCTTTGCAGTCCAGATACCTTTATTGGCCAACGCTTCACGTTTCATTTGCATCTTTTGTGCATATGCTTTAACATAATTAGCAAGTTCGTTATAAGAAGCGTCAATGTATGGCTCAATTTTAGCCTCACAAATTTTATCCATGAAGGATATCGTCCTGTCAATATCGACAGTTCTGTCCCCCATCGCAGATTTAACCAGAGGTCCAAGGTTGAGATAGATAGAGTCAGTATCCGATGCAATGACATAATCTTTATTCTCCGTTTTCATAATTTTATTTACATACAGATTCAGCTTTGCTTCAATCCAACGAATAGAAAACTGGCCAGCAGTGGTGACACCCAAGGCCATACGTAAATCATAAAACCGAAAATATTGGGAACCCAAAGCACCATAAGCACTATTAAGGGATACTTTTTTTGCCAACTGTAGGTTGTTGTATCTGGCGATACGTTTCTCAATGTCATATTTCTTAGTATCATCTTTTTCAGCCTCATAGTCTTTCTTAGCTTGAATCATCATCTTTTTGAACTTCTTACGATCCTCATACATATCTTCCATCATTTTAGGTAAGAAGCCTTGTATATCGGTACGGAAGAATTGACCATTCGGAGTGATTGTTACATTTTCGAGAGCAGACAAGTCAATTTCTTTTTTCAGAAGTTTATCAACGGAAACACCTTGCGAGAGAATGTCACGCATTTCTTGTGTGTAATTTGCAGGCTCAATGAGAGTTTCAGGTGAGATATTGTATTGCATCATCAAATGCGGATACAATGAGTTCAGGTCAAACGATGCAACCCAATTGTGAAGACCAACTTGGGGTTCTTTAACATAAGCACCCTCAAACGCTTCACTCTTTTCTTTCACAATACGTGGAGGAACCACAATATTCTGATTCATCAAGTTGTTGTAAGTCAGAGCATCCCACATACGTGTCTGTGCAAAAACATCATCATAGTTGGTCTTCGTATCATAAGCCAGAGTAAGTGCAAGTTCAATCAACTTGAGTTTATCTTCTAGTTTTAAAATCAAGTCAACGTCTTTGATGTTGTATTCAATAAAGAGTTGGTAATTCAACCTATAAAGTTGGTGCAGGTTCTCATATTCTTCATATGAGATTTTACCTTCACCGAGTTCGAATTGTGCGATTGCATCCAAACGGTAAGATTCTTGTGACTTGCCGTTCGGTGAATACCATTTATACAGTTCAAGATAGTCAAGGTCACCAACACCAACAAGTTCATACACCGTCATTTTACGGTTCATAACAAATGCTTGGCGTTCAGAGATGATGTTCCACGGAGACAACTTCTTAGCCTCATCTTCACCGAGAACCTTACGCATACGATTCACAAGATATGGTACGTCAAAGAACTTGGTGTTCCAGCCAGTCAGAGCATCAGGACATTTCTCTTGCCAGAGTTTAAGAAAAAACTTGAGCAAGTGATATTCGTCTTTGCACTTCATGTATCGTTCAGTACCCTTGACCTCATAATCACCACAGCCGAAAACGAACATATGCCCGCCGATAAAACGGAGGGCAATAGCAGTAACTGGTTCATTGGCCAGATATGGATCAGGGAAGCCGTTCTCTGAACCAACCTCAATATCGACAATTGCAATAGAGACTTTATCAAAGTCCCAATCAATCATTTCTTTGTGCTGTTCACCTATGAATGCGTATTCAAAACGATTTTGACCATAGATTGTTTTACCGGATACACCTTCGAACTGGCGTAGATAGTCACGTGCATCACGCATCGTTCCAAATTTATGTGGTTGAAGATACACACCATCTAGTGATGTGTAATTTGTAACTTTGCTCGACTTTTCATAGAGTGTTGGCTGGTATGGAATCTTTAGCTTTGTTCTTTTACCGTCAGTAACGCCACGATAAAGAATGTTGCTACCAACAGCTTGTACGTTTGTATAGAAAAGAGCCATTAACCGGTGATGATTTGAGTTGGTGGAGTGATGATACCAGAGCCAAACATCTGATTGTAGTTGTCCGAAATGTCTGATGCTGGTGTGTAATTATACACTACATGTAGCGGTTCTACAAGAATAATTTCACCTTGTTTTTGTTGAGAGAAAGCTGGGAAAGGAACAAAACCCATCTGAGGTGAAGCACCGGCAACTTTTGGTGGCACCATACGCAACTGTACTGGATTTTTAAGTTGCAATTGCCCTTGTTGATTTACAGAAACATCAGCGATAATTTCCTCACCTGTTACCAATTTAATACCTTGAATATTCATAATTATACCTCTGTGTTGAAAAAGAATGTCTGGAATAAACGTCCATTATACACTGAATCACCAAACCCTGGCAACATACTTCTGTGGTAATATTCACCTCGATACATTACCAATCTATTGAAGATGTTGGACACTTGAACGATTGGTTCCCATTTGTCCATGTTAGTTATTTCTTCCGTATTGTTGTTGTATTCCGTTGATGGTATTGTCGGATCATACATTGAAATCTTAGACTCTTTATTCCGGTAGATTGCAGTTCCGGCTTCAAGTGGTGCATCAGGTGTTAGGTATAAAACAGCCGCCCAATTCGTAGGATCATGGTGTATCCATGTTTTATCATTAGCAGTTGTGTACTGGAATGCTGTATTGTATTGTTCTGGCCACCAAGTGATTTTCTTACGTAAAATATCTTCAAACATCGTTTTGGCGTTAGTGTTATGCTCTCCCCGCATAATATCTGTTCTAATACCTGGATAATTACCGAAAATTGTGAAAGGTAAAGATAGTGCGTAATCTCTGACTCCTTTAGCATTAGAATAGAAGTTATCAAAAATCATAAGGTTCGGTATCATAAAAGAGTCTTTATTCATAAATATAAGAAGTTATTAGATATTTTATCATATTTCGTTTAAGAAAACAACAGAATTGAGGTACAAATGAAAAAATTTGTGTTGATTGTTTTATCATTTATGTATCTTGGCACCGTAAATGCACAGACCATAATCACTGATTCCACTACTAAAAGTACGATAGACTCCACAACGACTCTAAAATCTCCACCTTCATCGGCTATTATTCCAGCTATGAACAACTCAAACACTGATTTATGTACAGTTGGTGTAGCAGGAGCAGTTCAAACACAGATTCTGGGTATTTCAGCAGGATCCACTATACGTGATATGAATTGTGAAAGACTTAAGCTATCCAAAACATTATATGACATGGGTATGAAGATTGCGGCTGTATCCACTTTATGTCAAGATAAAAGAGTATTTGATGCTATGATGATGGCAGGTACTCCTTGTCCATATGATGGTCTGATTGGAGCAGAAGCTAAAGCACTTTGGAAAACAAATGCGGATAAACAACCCGGAACAGAAAATAAATCAGGAGAAATGAGTAATGAAACTAAGACATTGTTTGGTATTGGTGGCGTCCTTAGTTTATTGCTCCTACTCTTACTCTGAAAAAGTAAACGATATAAGTTCAAATGCGGCTATTAATGCCTTAAATTGGACTATGACGAATATTATACCACAGTACACCGGTTTAACAATCAATGCGGTTTCATATGAATACACTGTTGTAAAAAAACAAAATGACAATATGATAGTGAATGTACAAAACAAAGACACACGTAGTGATTCATATATTTTCAGAAGCAGGGATGATTGGTCCGGACTGAGAGGAAATAGTATAACAAAGTTAGTTCCGGTTGTCAATATACCTGGTACATATTGGGGACCAGGCGAGATAAGCGTGGAGGGTAATGGTGAGGTTAAAAATGCATCAGTAAAATATAAATATATGTATGATACTTGTGCAAATACTAAAACTGATCCAAGGTGTCCTGGATATGTACCTCCTGTAGCCAAAGAAGTTATTGATCCAACGGATGATGATTTGATAAAGAAGACTTTGGCGGATAAAGTGTATAAAGAAGTGGAAAAGCAAGTTCAATTTGAAATGAGTGAAAAGAAGAAGAAAGAAGAAATTGTTAAGAAAATAATTAAAAATACTTTAATAAGTGAAAAGGATGCTCAACGACTTTTAGAATTTGAAATGATGAACAACATACCTGGTTATAATTTGTATACTGTGTCAATGCCAGGTGGTGTATATAAAGATGTATTAAAATATCCTGAAAAATATTTACCTGATAACAGGCGTGGAAGAAGTTTGGGATTGGCTCAAGAGAGAATGCATAATACGATGGTAGATAGTCAGTATAATAAGTAAAACAAAAAGGGAAAAATATGATAAAAAAAATCATAGCAATTGGGTTAGCAATGGCTCCATTAATAGGAATGACTGAGAGTGCTATAATTACGGGCACTATCACACCTAGATGCGTAATCTATACAGAAACCGCTGGTGTTTACGGTAACCCATCACCAGATGTTTTAAGCACAGCAACTGCTGATGGTGGTGTTCAACCAATCATCAGATATGATGTACTCCAATCTGGTTTCTACAAGGCGGTTATCACAGTACCTAATTCGTTCTCATCATCACCTGCATTAACAGATAGTGTTAGATGGACTGGTTCTGTGGACGTAAGTAGAGTAACCGATGCCGCAATGTCCGCATATTCCACAAACAGGACTGTTTACAACAATACAACCGAAATTACTTTAAGTGTACCTGGAACAGTTTGGTTTAAAGCAGAATCTAAAGCGGAATATGGCTACAATAAAGCATTTCCAGCTGGAACATATAAGGCTATTGTAAACGCAGAGTGTATTGCAATATAAAATTATATGTTTCGTTATGCTTTTATATTATTAATTGGAATTGCGGGGCATGTAAATGCTCATCAATTCCTTCCAACGTATCCAACGTTTGAACTTTCTTTTGTTGAAGGTGTTGTACAAACAAAAATGCAACTCTTTAATAAGAGAAAAGAGATAGAATATTATGAATTGAGTGTGTATGATGCAGATTGGAAGCCACTTCCATATGCAACAGAAAGCAAGATTGTAAAAATACAATTTCTTCAAACTAAAGATGTTATCATTTACATTAAAAAAGAAGATTTGAAAAGAATCAAGTACATTTGTTCTGAGTCTAAAATACAAAAAGACAACACTCAGAGCACTGTAATTTCTTCTAGGATCTGCTCAAAGATACAATGAAATATTTGATTGGTCTACTTATATTACTGGTAACACAAAACAGTTTTGCTCAAGGAGCATTAAGTTTAGCATTACCTAGTGCTCCTGGTAGCTATCAATCGGATAGATTTAGGTCAGGCGAATTGGATTGTTCTATGGCTATAGGTTCGGGTACAAACGTAGAGTTTGGAGTTATTGGTGTTATAGGAAATAACACCAATCCGTATCAAACAACTATATCAAATTCAATGAATCAGAATGCAAAAGATGTTGGTGTATATGGAAGAATAACCATACCAATTGGTGCACCAAAAGGACGGGTTGATTGTAATATTCTTTATCAACTTGAATTGACTAAAAAGAGGATTGAAATTCAAAAATTGGAAAATGAATTAAATAACTTAAAAGCACTAAAGTTTGAAAAATGATTATCACACTCGATTTAAATTGGTTTTTTGATTTGTTACCATATTTTATTTTAGGTATTGGAATTGGTATTGCATCTTTTTATATTTTCTATGACGACAATTCAATGTCTGAATTAGAACGTAAGAAGCATGATTTGGAAGTGAAAAAAGAGTGGCTTCGTATGTTAGCCGAACAGAAAAAAGAAACTTCTAAACAGCAAAGATGGAATAACTATGTCAGAAGAAATTAAAAACGTCAACGCTAAGATTGACGAAGCAGAAGCGGCAATGAAAAAGTATGCCAGCAAAGATACTGTTATCAGTATTGGTGGCTATGAATTTACACCAGCTAAACTAATGGTGGCCGCAACTATTGTAAGTTCCACATTAGGTGGATTGTATGGTGCATTTGAGGTCTATAAGGACTATCAAAGCATGAAGAAAAAGATTGCTGAATACTCCGCACCAGATTTGTCGGAGTTTGATAAGCGTCTAGCCGTCATTGAAGAAAATTCTGGTAAGACCAGTGACTATACACGTGATATCAAAAATGATTTAAAGAATGATATCCGCCGTAATGAATCTGTGACTGAACAAGTTGAACGTTCAGTTAAAAATGTTCAACGTGAAACTGAATCTGAAATGCGTGATATGCGTAAAACGGTGAGAGAAGATTTGGAACGTGCTAGAACCGAGGCGGCCGCTATACGAAAAGATATGGAACAAACTCGAAAAGAAATAAACTCAGAGTTTACTTCCGCACGTAGAGAGATTAATCGAGAAGTTGAAACACTCAAGAGAGAAGTAGACAACAAGATACAGAAAGCAATTGACAATCCTTTAGCCGGCAAATGAAATACTTAGTGCTACTGTTGTTGATGGTAATTATACCATCATCAGCGGCACGTTATGAATGTATCCGTTGGACATGGACCGGTGATGTGTACAATCGAAAGGTTGTTTGTTTGGAATGGCGTCAAGAAGATTGTTCCAAACGACTACACAAACATATATGTAAAGGAAACAAATAATGATAGACCCGATAACCGCATTGGCCGGTATACAATCGGCTGTTGCATTAATTAAAAAAGTATCAAAAACTGTTGATGATGTTTCATCATTGGGTCCAGTTTTAGGTAAATATTTCGATGCTAAAAACAATGCATCAAAAGCTATGGTGACGGCTAAAAATAGTGGTAATAAATCTGCTATGGCTACAGCAATTGAAATAGAAATGGCGCTACATCAAACAGAACAGTTTGAAAGACAATTGCAATTGTTATTCATGCAAACAGGTAAGATAGATGTTTGGAATAAAATAAAAGCACGTGCATCAGCAATGAATATAGAGTCTGCACACGATGCACGCCGTGAAAAAGAAGCCCAAGAAAGACGAAAAAAGAAAAATGAAGAATTGGTGGAAATAATTTTTGCCAGCGTTTTTCTTATTATTATTCTTATTGGCACATTTTGGGGACTTTACGAACTTATAACTTACTGTAGTCAAGTTCGTTGTGGTAAGTAAAATGGTGCTCCGACTAGGAATTGAACCTAGACTCAATGAATTATGAGTTCACTGCTTTACCATTAAGCTATCGGAGCATTTGGTGCGGGAAGAGGGATTCGAACCCTCACGCTTTTTAAATTGCGGCGGGTTTTAAGCCCGCTGTGTCTACCATTCCACCATACCCGCATGTCCATTTTTAACCACATTTGAACCGTTCTTCAGCGTTTAGTCGCTATCTCCCTTACTAATCGGGCGTAGGGTATGTGGTTAAAAATGGACACCTTTCGGTGTCCATAGCCGTTACAGCACTTTGTAACGGTCATCCATGATGGTCTTAAGCATCACAGTTTCTGGTGTGAAGGTTTCTAGGTCACCAGCAAGGAGTGGCTTAACCACGGCTGGAGAGAAACCAGACACCAGTGCAGTACCAGACTTGTCAAACTTCACAGGCGCATTGCCATATGAAGCGTTCAAGTTCCAGAATACAACCTTTGGAAGGATGTAGCCTGCGGCTTCGTACTTACGTGCAATCATTTCGATTGCAGAGTCATCATGCTTGACACATTGGTCAAATTGCATGTCAGACAGAATCAACACCATTGAAGGCATATCTTCTTTCGCTACGTTACCTTTTACAGCAACGTCTAGGATTTTCGCAAAGGCCTTGTTCAGGTCAGTGTTCATATCCCAGTTGGACTTAACCATTTGGTCAATCTTAGAGTTGATACCACCCTTTAGGTGCATCAATTCTGGCTTGCCAGAGAAGGTCAAGAATGTGTCCTTGAACGCACCCTTGTTCTTGTCAGCAAGGTACAATCCCAGAGAGACTGCAACTTCCAAACAGGTCAACTTACCAGTCTTGCCTGCGGTGCAGGTCATAGAACCGGATACGTCAACCAGAGGCAGAATGTTTGCATCACCAACATAGTTAGGCAATGCGTTCCATTGTGCTTCAATCAAGTCCATTTCGGTCTTGTCGAACTTCACACCATAGCTGTTGATACGACCCTTCAGCACATCATATGGGAATACCGCAGATGCGTTAACCTTAACTTCAACGGAACGATCCTTTGGATCCTTCATCAGTTCTGCAACGTAAGCCGCATAAGCTGGAGAGTTACGGTTGAAAGCCTTCTTGTAACGGGAAGCCGCCACAGAAGGAACATGTGAGAAGTTAATGGAATCCCAGTCCTTTGCACACATGTTTGTTTCAACAACTTTGGTCATTTCAACCAAAGACTTACGGTAGAACTTTGGTGACATTCCGAAGAATGTACGGATTTCTGCCGCAAGTGGACCTTGGCGAGGTGTCCACTTAGCCGCCAAACCATTCTTTTCACGGAGTGCGTTACCAAGAATAGTGTATGCGGCTTCTTTCAGTGCTTTGGTCTTGAAGACAAACAAATCATCCCAACGACCCAATTCTGGCACTTTAGCCAACAGAGCCTTAGCGGCTTCTGTATCAGTGTTTTCCAGATACACTAGGATATCACGGAACAATTGACGTTCACCAGCACCACCACGTGCATCACGTAGCCATGCGGCAACACGGAGAGCCAATTCACGGTTCTCCGCCAAGGCAGCCGCAAATGCAGGCTTAATATCTTTTCCACGGGAAGCACCCGCATTGTAAAACAAATCAACCACCGCATTGGCAGTTGACTTGCGAGCCTTCATACCGTTTTCGGTACGGGCTTCTTGGTTCTTAACAGCTTCGACAAATGTTGACATAATGAACTCCTTTTCAATCAACAGGTTAAACTTTTTGCGGACCAACGTGCTACCATTACACTAGACCCCTAAGGGAGTCCGGAATCGAACCGGTCTTTCAGTTTTCATTTGCATATTTTGTTTTGCGGAACTTAACCTAAAAAAAATAACAGGATGGTCGTTCTGTAATTTTCTGTTTACTCTAACAGGAGTGCAATTGAACCACTCAAACCCCGATGGATTACCATCATCTTTCTGTCTTTCCAGAGTCAAATTTAATTGAGGTTTATTCCCTAGTCTACGAAAATACACCTTGCGGTGGTCCCTCCATTGTAGACGGTTCTGTAGTAAGTTAATTTAAACTTGCTGAATCCATCCTAAAAAACTTATATAATCTCCATATAAAGATTATATCACGTTAAGTGTAACTTGGCAAGGCTTTTTTGCATTGTTGCCTAAAAACAACATGGTGTCCTCGACAGGAATCGAACCTGTATCCCATTCTTAGGAGGAACGTATTCTATCCATTGAACTACAAGGACGATGGAGGAAGAAGGAGGAATTGAACCCCGACCGGCGGTGGCAAGTCTTCCGTTTTCCAAACGGACGTAGGAACCATCCTACTGCATCTTCCATGGTGCCCCAGGGGGGAGTCGAGCCCCCAAAATCCAGTGTTTGAGACTGGCACGTATACCGATTCCGTCACCGAGGCATAAAATTGGTGCTCCCAACAAGAATTGAACTTGTGTTTCACCCTTACCAAGGGTGTGTAATGCCACTATACTATGAGAGCATAATTGGTACCAACTGACGGAATCGAACCGCCTTCCATGGTTCTTCAGACCACCGCTATGACCACATCAGCTAAGTTGGCAAACTGGTACCTTGTGACGGGATCGAACCGCCGACCTTCTCCGTGTAAAAGAGTTACTCTACCGCTGAGTTAACAAGGCTCATTCAAATACCGCAATCACATCATCAATGTGAATACGATATGTTTCCTTTTCAATTTTATATGCTTTGTTCCAATTAATCAATAGTTCTTCACCAATTGAAAGTGATTCATCACCAGTTGCAATTACAATTGCACGATCTGGTTCAATAGAACTTTGTAGAATGATACCACCGGAAGAAACTTTCTCTGGTTCTTTTCGTTCAACAATTACATTACGATTCAATGGAACATACGTCATAAAATTTCCTTAATAAAAATTGGGGAGAAGTACGGGAATCGAACCCGTGATAGCGGAATCACAACCCGCGGTTTTACCACTAAACTAATTTCTCCATAAAAACTGGAGCGGGTAGAGAGAATCGAACTCTCACGCTAACCTTGGCAAGGTCACAAGCTACCATTACATCATACCCGCATCACATTAAGCAACCATTTCTTGTTCCGCAAGAATCCGCTTTAAACGGTCTGCACAGAAAGAAGCGGCTGGTGCATCTGGTTTAACCATTGGTGTCATGTTACATGTACCTTTGATATAACCAATTGCTTGTTGAACAACACAAGAAG